TCAAGAATTAAAAAACAATGTCCATAAATAGAAGCATAATTTTGTGCTTGTTTCATTACTGTGTTTAAATTATTACCATCTAAATCAGCATCTTTTAAGAAAGATTCTAAACTAGATTCATTTGCCATATCTCCAAAATTTCTTGAAGCTTTTACTCTAAAAAGAAATGAAGAATAGATTTGAATAATATTTTTACAATGATTGTCACAAGGAGTGTTTGCAAGTCTTTGATTAAACTCGTTGTCAAGTTCTAAATTATATCTATTTAGATATTGACCAAGCATATAGTCATAACCACCATTATAAGAACGTATATAATATTCCCAGTTATTAACTGTTTCTTTATAATCCTTATGCGTATCGAGTGCTTGTTCTCTGGTGTATGCCATATTTCTTTTCTTTAATATTCCATCTTTGAGGTGGCGAGTTATGTGCCTGTGATGTTAAAGGTTTTATAAAATCAATTAAGTAACCTAAAGCATCGTTCATATGATCGTAACCACTTTCCTTATCAGGAATATTTGTGTTTTCCTTATATATTTGTCTTTGTAATCCTTTTATCAATGTTTTGCAAGAATTGGAAATGAAAATATGTCTTTGTCCTTTAGAATCTTTGAGTTTAGAGTTCACAGCATTAACACGATCTCTTATCGCTGGGTGTCTATGTTTAACTTTAACTTTAAATCCAGCATTTTGTAAAATACTTAAATCAGTTCGACCACCAGCACTTGTTTTACGTTGTCTTGAAGCTGGGTCAGGGTAAATGAATATAGGAATCTTTGTACCATACCTATCGTGTATTTCTTGGCACATTTCATCAGTATTACTTGAATAAATAATTACTTCATCAAGAAAATACACCTTATCTTTTTCTATTTGTGCAACACAAGCTGACATTGGGTCTACGTTAAAATCCATTCCAATATGTAAAGGTTTTGTCCAATCTATTTCTTTTTTAACAACACTTTCAACAGGGTGAAAATTATAATAAACACTTCCAGCATAGTTCTCAAATGTTCCCTCAAACTCTTGTCTAAAGGTTCTTATATCTAAATCTAATTTAGCTTGTTCTAATTCTTCTTTATTAACCATACCCCCTTGTAGTGTAGTAAATTGAAAGCTATCCCATTCCTTATCTTGTTTGCCTTTAAGATACATCTCATAACTCCAGTTTCCATACCCTCTAGGTGTTCCACACATTAAAACATTTCCTAATGTATCTGAAACTGATGCTCTTAATACTTCAAACCAAGTTTTCTTATCTATGTCAGCAAACTCATCTAATATTAAAAAGTTTAAACCACTACCTCTTAAATTGTCGTAGTTCTCACAACCTTTTAAACTAATCATGCTATTTGATTTTTTTAGTCTTACAGTAAGAGTGGTTTCGTTAATATCTTCAATCCAATTAAAATCATTTAATACTTCTTTTAGTTTTGACCAACATATCTCTTTAGCCATTTTAAAGGTAGGTGCTACATACCAGATATTTTGATTGGGTTTAGTAGCATACTTCATCATCTCTGTAATACAAAGATAAGTTTTACCAAATCTACGACCACTAATTAAAACTCTAAATCGTTTATCGGATAAGCTAACTTTATGTTGTGCTTTCGTTAAAGTGATTTTCATTAAAGCTATTCAAGAGGATTTTTTGTGCTAACTTTAATTTCTTCTATTTGTAATTTTAATAATTCTAATTCAGTTTTTAATATTGCTATATCGGTATTAGCAGTTCCAATAGATTGTGCTATTGGTGTTAAGTCTGGTGCAGATACTTCAGATAAGGCATCTAGCTTTGTCGTAATTTCGCCATATTTAACAAATCCACCACCTATTGCTACAATCGCAGCTATCAATGCAGCAATCCCAGCTAGTTGATCTTTTAAATTAAATGTTTTTTTTTCTTTAGCCATTTTGTAACTCCTGTATTTTAAATATTAGTTTTCTCTTTTTTAAATCAATTTCTTGCAGTTTTCTAGTCTTAATTGCTATGGGATCACTATTCACATAAGAAACTAAAGTAATATCGTTGTATATCTTTCTATTATCAAAAAGAGGAATTTGATTTACATAAATATCTTTAGAAATATAAAAATCAACATCGTTATATTCTTCAAGTGATATTTGGTCATTAGTCATAATCTCTAATTTAATTAGATTCTTAATAACAAGATTTTTAGATATATCTTTTATTTTGGCATCTACTTTAGCCATTACCATATCTATTTTTGATACAGTTTGAGTTTCTTCTTTTTCTTCTGTTTGTACTTTTGATTGCTTCGTTTCTTGTTTTTCTTCTTTTTCATTTATGACTTCTTTCTTTGCTGTTTGTTTCTTCTCTGAAATAATCTCCTCTTTTTCTTCAGATACCATTGATACTGATTTTGACTTTTCTTTCTTTTCTTCATTTATTTCCTTAACTACTTCTTTTATAACTTCTTTTTTCATAGTTTCAACAGCTTTGGTTTCATTCATTGTTTGTACGACCTCTTGTACTTTAGCCACTTCTTTTACTGATGCTTCTTTAGCAGTATAAACAGTAACTTCCATTGTTTCTTCGTTTAACTCTACACTTACTACTGATCCACCAGTTTCTAAATTAAGTTTTTCACCAATGCTTTCTTCAAGTCCTGATACAACATTCCATATTTCTGATTCATTAAGATTAGTAGTACCTAAAGATTCATTAATACTTTTTATTTCTGCTTTGCTTAATGGTTCGTAATCGTCTGTTGGAAAATCTAAAGCCATTTCAGCACCTAATAAATTTGTACCTCTTAATGCAACTGATGTACTTTCTGAACCATCAACTCCTGTCCAACTCCATTCGTAATTATTTGCGTGAACTCCATTGTAATGTAAGCTGTCATTCCAAACTCTCTCATTAGCATTATAACCAGAATCAGTTGTTCTAATTTGCGTTGATGTAGCTAATACATCACCATCTGCATTTTTAACTTTCATTGTTAATGTATAAGAATCAACAGCACCAGCAAAAGAACCACATCTATAAGCTGAACCACTCCACTCACAGTTTTGTACTGCAATAGAACTAGATAAATTAATACCACCATTTAATTTTATTTGTGTTGAAGTATGAGTAACACCATCTGGTGTACTATCTCCCTCTATACCTACTAAAGAACCAGTAGCTGTAACTGTCATATCGTGACTAGCTTCTAATTCTCCAACAGATGTATTAGATCGACCACAAGCATTTGATACTTGTGTTTCACAAGTAATAGTAAATCCGTTGTGTGTTGAATTATTTGTTAGACTTCCTGTTGAAGCTGCAACTCCATCAAAACCAGCATTACTATAATTTGATGTTGTAGTACCAGCATTAGGTAATATATTTGCTGAGAAAGCTGTATCATTATCTTCTGCTAATCCTACTGAACTTGCAAACAAAGATAGCATTAACCAAACAAATCCACCTAGTAATATGTAAGCCCACCATCTCATTTGTCTGATTCTAATTCAATCTTTTGAAGTTCTATTATTTGAATTGACTTATCTATTTTATCTCTTTTCTTCATTCGTTTTACATAAGTTTTATAATCAGGTCTTTCAAAGTCATATTTCTGCCAGATTGCAAATGCTTCTTTTCCTATCTTGCCATCTACTGGACAAGGAGTCCCAGCATTTATCATAGCTTCAAAGACTCTTTCGTCTTGGCACAATAAAGCTACACTTCCTACTTTCATTCCAAAGTCATATAATACTTTTGCTAATTTGATTCGTTCACAATTCATATCTCTAAAGCTTTTTCCACCAGATACTCCAATACCAAATGTTTGAACTCCAGCACTCATACCAGTTGCACAAACGTCTTGTGATTGAGCAGAAAATGATGGTGCATTAGCTGTTGGTGGTGCTGATTTTATATTAGAATTGCTAGTAGAGTTAGTTGTTGAATTTGATGAACTACCATCTTCGTAAGTTGTTGCTCCCCCAGTATAGCCACCCTCTATTGAGGTATTACTTCCAGATACGTTTGTTTGAGTTTCTGCTGCAATAGCTTTATGTGAACATATTAGTAATGTTAAAACTAAAAATATACTTAAATACTTCATTATTATTTGTCATCTTCCTTTTTACGATAATACTTTCGTCTTACAAGCATCTTCCAACACCACATATTTATTCGTGATGATATTCTATTTATAGTTCTTAAAATTAAATCAATCATATTTATAAAGGTTAAAGTTTGGGTCATATATTATTTAATAATTTTTATAATCCTTTTTCTTCCCTGATATATTTCTGTTTTTGCTGTTACTTTTTT